GCACGTGGGGATGCAAATCCCATCTTACTAATTGATGATAACGACGTTATGGCGGGTCACGCAGCAAGTATTGGCCGAGTAAATCCAGAACAGCTCTATTACTTGATGAGCCGCGGCCTT